ATAGATGATGATAATGACCGTGCTTTAACTATTGCCCAAACAGAAATGAGCCGTGCCGTTACGGCGGCTTCTAGGCAATTATATGAAGAAAGTGGCGTGGAACTGGTAGAGTGGTTAGTAGCAGACCCTTGCGATATTTGCCAAGAGAATGCCGATGTATCACCTATCCGTATTGACGATACCTTTCCTAGCGGAGATACGGAACCACCAGCACATCCAAATTGCGTTTGTGATTTGGCACCATATGTTACGGATACGCGAGATATTGGTGAAGATGCTTTATCTATGATATTGGGAGATGATTACGACTAATGGCACAACCGCAAGTAGGGCATAGCACAGTAACAATAGGCACATCAGCAAAGTTATTATTTCAAGCGCCTACAACTTATGGCAGAATCAATTTGTATATTGATAATGAAGGCGGCAGTAAGGTTTATCTAGGAGATGCCACAGTAACTGTTTCGGGTGATTTAGAGGGTTTTAACTTGGATAATGGACAACATTTGAATATGGAACTAAATGGCGGAGAACAAATTTGGGCTATATCGGCATCATCTTCCAAAGTCTGCCTTCTCTGGACACTTTAATGGTATTATTATGTTACAAGCGAAAAGGATAACTAGATGGCACTAAATATGGCAACTACTTATGCCAGTATTATTAAGCAAGAAAAGCAAGATGACGGTACATTATTAGTTTATGGAAAAGCAACTGATGATTCAGTAGATATTGACCAACAAATTTGTGATTCCGCTTGGTTAGAAAAAGCAATGCCAGAATGGTTCAAAACTGGCGGCAATATCAGAGAACAACATAGCAATATTGCGGCAGGTGTTGCTAAAGAATTAAATAGCACAAATGATGGACATTATATTTCTGCATTAGTTGTGGACCCAGTATCGGTTAAAAAAGTAGAAACGGGAGTGCTTAAAGGGTTTAGCATAGGAATTCGCGCACCAAGAATTGTGCGTGATAGTAAGGCGGCTAATGGTCGCATTATTGATGGACAAATTGTGGAAGTGTCGTTGGTTGATAGACCAGCAAACCCAAATGCCAAATTAATGTTGGCAAAGTCCGACAATGCCAATAACTTGGTTCAAGTTGAGGAACTAATTGAGGCTGAAACCGTTAAAGGAGAATATATGGAACAAGAAGAAGATAAAGCGGTTTCAGAGAAGCCGTCTAAGGAAGAATTATTGGAAAGACTTAAAGAAGCACATAAAATGTATAAAGAAGCAGAAAAAATGTGCAAAGAAGTGGGATGTTCTGATGAAGAACTAAAAGCCCAATATGGTGAAAGTGCTGAGGAAGAAACCGAAGAGGGTAGTAAGCCAACCGCCGCACAAGAAGAAGTTGAAGAAGCCGAAGGCAAATCTGCTGAAACAACTGAAAAATGTTTAGAGTGCGGTTGTCATCAACCAGCAAATAGCCACGGCGCAGATGATGTTACAACTGCCACTATGGTTTCACCAACTGAAACTCCAAAGAGCACAATTATCCCAGAGCCAGTAACAGAAGAAATTGGCACAATTATTGAAGAAGATTCCTCAGATGATGAGGATTTGTCTGAAAAGACAATTACTGCCATCATTGAAAAAGCCGTAAAGAGTGCTAAAGATGCGGTAACTAATGAGATTAACTCCTACAAAGAGGAAGTTAATAAGTTACAGACTGAACTAGCAACGGCAAAAACAAAAGCAGTAGCAGGTGGTCCAAAGCGTTCAGTTATCAAAACTGATATTGCTGAATTAGGCGGATACTTGGCTAAAGCAGCCGAATATCGCGTCAAAGCCACACAAACTAGCGATACCGATTTGGCTCGGGGCTATCGCGAGTTAGCAGAAGATGCTGAACTCAAAGCCAAAGCAATTCAAGCCAAATAATTAACCAACTCTTTACGAAAGGAAAAAAATGGCTATCGCCACACCAAAGGTAACTGACCTATTTGGTGATGTAGCATCTTCAAAAGATGCCGCAGTGCGTATGGAAGAGTTCAAATCCGAACTCAATAAGTCCGTATCACAAGCAGTTACCGACCCAATGGCAATTAATGCTATTCAGGCTGGAAAAGCCACATTTGCGCAAGCATCTGGCGACCCAGTAGCAAATCTTGAAGCACTTGCCGCTAACAAATCACTTTCTCCTGATGCAGTAGGCGCATTGAACAATGCTCTAGCATCTCAACGCCTTGCAATGCAGGATATTCAGAAAGATATTACGCTAACTAGCCCACTAAGCACATCTTTTGCTGCTTTTGACCTAGAAGCACCTTCCAAGTTACTAACACCACGCCCAACTCCGCTACGCAATAAATTGCCACGCAAGAAGGGTGTCGGCACCTCACACCGTGTAAAGCGTATCCTTGGATACACTGGTACAGGAACAGGTGGAATTGGACAAACTTGGCCTGGTATTACAGAAAGCACCACAACCGCATTTGGTTCAATTAACTTTGAACGCGGTCCAAAAATCTCTTACGCCGCAGATGATTTAGTGTTGCCATACAACTCTTATTCACTATCTGATTCTGTTTCATTTGACGCAAACTTCTCTGGTCTTGGTTACCAAGATTTGCGCCAACTATCAAGCACTAGCACTCTCTACGCAACAATGTTGATGGAAGAGCGTATGATGCTTATGGCACGCGGAACTGCATCAGGATATTCAGGCGCACTTTCTGCTCCAACATTTACAAAGGCTTCACCAGTAGCAGGAGCAGGACAAACTGCTCTTGCCGCAACCACTTATTACATCAATGTCACCGCTGATGCTGGTATTTCTGGTTCAGGTTTTGGTGAATCTATACTTGGAACTGAAGTTTCCGAAGTAGTTGCAGCTGGCGATGTTTTAACAGTTACTGTTGGCACCGCAGTTGCAGGAGCGCTTGGTTATAACATTTATGTTGGAACCGCAACTGGCGCAGCAAACTTGAAGTATCAGGGAACTCTAAAGGGAACTGGTACATTCACAATTCAAGGCGCATCTGCTACTGGTTTAACTGGTAATAACGCCGCCTTTACAACATCAGGAGCCGCCGCTTCTCGCGCATCCACAGATACTTCTGCATACGCAACTGGCTATGACGGAATTCTCCCAACTGTTTTGGGTTCAAATTCTGGTAAAAATAATGCTATTAACTCAACCTTTAGCACATCAAATCCGGGCAATGAATATCAAGTTGTATTCTCTAGCCTATATGATTCTGTAAAGGCTGACCCAGATGAGATTTTCCTAAACGGCGCAGACCGTAAGCAACTCTCAGATTCAATCAAGAACGGCGCAACTGCTAACTACCGTCTAAATCTAACTCAAACAGAAACAGGCGATTATGTTGGTGGAGCAGTTATTGGTGGACTACACAATGAAGTTACAGGCAAGTTAGTGCCTCTAACTGTTCACCCTTGGTTGCCACAAGGCGTAAGCCCTGTTGTTTCTTATACACTTCCAATTCCAGATACAGAAGTTTCCGATGTATGGGCAAACTTTATGGTTCAGGATTATATGGGCATTCAATGGCCTGTAACCCAGTTCGCATATGAGTTCTCCACATACTTCCGTGGAACATTCTTCTGCACCGCTCCTGCTTGGAACGGCGCAGTTTCAGGAATCGTTAGCGCGTAGTAATTAAATAGAGGGCGCGGCATACTTGACCAGCCGCGCCCTTTATATAAGGAGGGAAAATGACACGATTAATAGCACCGACAGGCGTTCAAGGCATAGATGTGCGCACACCACGCGGTGTTGTGAAATATAACAGGGATAAAAAGGGCGCAATTAATGTTGAAAACCCAAAACACATTAAACAAATGAAAGAAGAAGGATTATTTGAAGCATCCTTAATGGGTCATACAAATAATCAAATAGGCTTTACTTGTAACGAATGTGGCTTTGGTTCTTGGTTTCGTAAGTGCGGTAGATGCGGGCACGAAAACGATAAGCCTATTGCGAGAGATGGTGATTAAATGACGGTAGGGACAACTACTAATACATTTTTTGAAACGCCTTATATAACATTAAATGAATATAAAAATGCGCCAACTAGCATTGATTATAACAATTTAGTTATAGGCGGTAATGCTAATGCGCAAGATGCTGAATTACAAAATGTTATTCTTCGTGCTTCTTCTTATATGGATGAATACTTCAACGCAAATCTTAATGCGCAAAAATACACAGAAACCCAGCGCACCCGTTTCACGCCTGATGGCTTTATTGCGTTACACCCAAACAATGCGCCAATAATTGCGCTAGAAAATTTCCAATACGGCACTAACCCAAATAATTTAATAACACTTACCGACCCAAGTTTGGCTTGGTTTGAAGAACAACAAGTTATTATCCCATTAAGCAATATTGCCGTAAGTTATTCATCGGCAGGTCCATTAGCATTTGGCGGATACGGATTACCACGCCAACAAGTTTATTGCCAATATACTTATGTTGCTGGTTATGTTAATAATTTAATTGTTAGTGGCACGGCTGGCGCATCTAGTTTAACTGTGGCACGCTCAGATGGCATTTTGGCTAATCAAAGATTGCGCATATATGACGGCGCAAATTCTGAAACAGTTACAGTTGCAAGTAATTACACCTATGGTTCTACTACCGTGCCATTAACGGCTGCTTTGACCTATACGCATACTTCAACCGCCAGCATAGGTAATATACCAAATGCAATTAAACAAGCCTGTATTCTGATTACAACGGCTTTTATTAAGGTGCGTGGCGACAGTTCAATGACTATGAATATCACTACTTTTCCACAAGCAAATCCAACTACGGGAGCAAATCGTTACGGCGGAGAAATTGCTCTTGCTTTGGATATGGTTAATAAATATCGCAGGATTAGATAATGGCAGGGCGCGTAGGGGTTCGGGATACGCTTTATCAATTTTTAGCAAACCCACCTATTGAGAATCTAAATGTTATACATACCAGTTTTCCTAAAAGAATACAATTTCAAGAAAACGGGCAAGCAGGTCAATTAACACGCTCACAGGCTATTATTTTTATTCAATCTGAAAACGAAACACGCTTGGCAATAGGCGGAGCAACTAACGGTTGGAAACGCGTTGATTATTCTGTAATTATTCAAATATTTACGCACTCTTTACAACCAGATGCGCGTATGTCAATGGCAGACTTTGATACACTTGTTGATGCTATTAAGATAAGATTACGCTCTGACCATAACTTTGGCGACCAAAGTGGCACTTTAGTATGGCAAGGAGCAGAACCTATTATAAATGGCAGTTACGGTGAACCAGCAACAACCAATGAAGGGGCTACGGAAATATATGCCGAACTCCAATTTGATGTTACCGAGATGATACAAGCATAAGGAGCACCAATGAAATACAAATACAACGGAACAGATGAGCGCGTGTTCCCTTCGCTTGGACAAGTTGTTAAACCAGGCGAAGAATTTGAAGCGCCAGAAAACTTTAGCGCACCTGATGTTGTCCCAGCAGGTTCGGCTAAACCAGCAATAAAAACAACAACATCGGAACTAAAGCAGGAGAGTGACAAATGACAGTTCAAGCCTCGGTCCGTTCCTATGTGGGTATCGCAAAAGAAGCCACAAAAGGAACCGCAGTAGCAGCAACAGATTTTATTCCAGTTGCTAAAGACAGTTTAAAGCCAGTAAATATTTATGACCCATTGTTTGACCAAGGACTACGCGGTTCAAACACTATGAATTACAACTATATTCAAGGTCGTAGCCGTTCAACATTTGATTTTGGTGGCGCAGTATTTGCCGACACCATTGGCTATTCATTAGCAGGTATTATGGGTGCAGTAGCAACAACAGGTGCTTCTGCTCCATTTACTCACACAATTTCATTATTGAACAGTTTAACATCAGGCGCAGATGCGCAACCAATTAGTTACACACTAACAGATTTTTATGCCGTAGGTGTGCGCCAATATCCCGGTTGCCAATTCAGCGACTTCTCATTGAAGTTTAATGCTGATGGAATGCTTGAATATGATGCTAAAAGCACAGGTTGGGTTTCCAGCACAACATCTGACCCAACACCAACATTTAGCACAGTTTTGCCAACCCCAGTATGGCGTGGAACTGTATCTATTGGTGGTTCAGCCGTTTCATATTCAATGGAAGGAAACATTGATATGAAGCGTGCCGTAACTCCAATTTATGGCATTTCCAATACACAAAATCCATATCAGGTATTTCTTGGCGCACTTGAAGTTACAGGCTCAATTAAGTTTGTAATGACATCAGATGCTGAATTAACACGCTTTCTGAACAATACTCAGCCAGCAATTGTGTTGAACTGGGCATACGGCGCAGGAGCAACTGCGGTTCAAATTCAAGCCACGATTACTAAAGGCGCATATACTGCCGCCGTTTATGACCGTGGAGATGATTTTGTTAGCGTATCAATTGAACTTAATGGACAAGGTAATGCTACCGATGCTGGAGCATCAGGTGGATTAGCGCCTATCAAATGGGTTCTACAAAACGCAAAGGCTTCTGGCACTTACGCATAAGCCAGAAAAAAAGTGCTAGAGGGGTTGGTTGTAGCAGACGCCTTCCCTGCTCCCACCCTCTAGCACCTATAATTAAAATACGGAAGGCACAAACGGAAGGAATACAATGGCTACAAAAGAAACAAAACTACCAATTAGTGGAGCAAAAGTTACATTACGCGACCCTAAAGAGTTAAAGCATAAAGACCGCAAAAAGATTTATGCTAATACACAAGGCGTTAATGAAGGCATTATGACGGCACTTTCATTAACAGATGGCATATTGGCAATTATGGTGGAAAATTGGGAATTAGATTTACCAATTCCTTCGGTGCGTATTTCATCTTTGGATGAATTACATATTGCCGATTATGACCATCTAACAGAATTGAGCAAAGAGTTTCAAAAGGCAATTTTCCCTTCATTGGCAGAAACGCCTGAAACTGAAAAGGATGCAGATAGCCCTTTCGGCGACTCCAAAGGTTAAAATGGCTACTTGAAGGTGGCGAACGCCACGAAGCCTTTGAGTATCCAGATGATGAGTGGGTTTATTATTTGTGTGCTAAAGAATTTGGCTGGACGCCAAATGAAACAGATGAGCAACCTGCTTATTTGATTGATTGGCTTTTATCCATATCGGCAACTGTTAAAAGGGTGGAAAGTGATAACATCAAATCTTAAGCAAGTTAGAGAAGCGGTTACCAAATACGCTGGCTCGGTTGCTAAAGGCGCTGAAAATGCGCGAGATGAAATGATGGTTACCCTTATTCAGTTATCTAAAGAAGAAATTAAAGGTCGGCGACCTGTTGGACAAAAAGCAACGGCAGGTGCGCCACCTATGAATAGAACAGGCAATTTACGCCGTAGCATTAGAGGCGAAAAACGCCAAACAGGTTTTGCCAAGTATGAAGCAATAGTAGGGCCAACAATAATCTACGGCAGAGCGGTAGAATTAGGTGGAGAATTTTCTCCTAATTCGTGGAGAGGAACAAGTGCCGTGAAAGGATTTCCTTATATGCGCCCTGCCTTTCAAAAGTTCCGTTTGATTGCTCCGCGTATTGTTAAAAAACACCTATCGGTAGGTAATAGATAATGGCTAATTTTTTACCACCTGCCATTATTGAGATTAAAGCCTTAGCAGATAAGGCTATTGCTGAATTTAAGCAGGTTAATGGCGAACTAGATAAGATGGAAAAACAAGCCGATAAAGCGGGTAACGAAATTTCCAAAATGGAAAAAGCATCCAAATTGGCAACAGGTGCGTTAATTGGAATGGGTGTGGCATTTGCTGGTTTTGCTGCCATTGGCATAAAAGAAGCAATGGAAGCCGAAGTCATTATGACAAAACTTGGCGCAACTATGGCGGCAGTTGGTGTTAATAGTGCTAAAAATAGAGAAGAAGTATCTAAACTGGCAGAAAGTTATATCCAATTAGGTTTTGCTGATGATGCCGCCGCCGCAGGTTTGGAAATTTTGTTACGCGTTACTGGTGATTTGGATAAATCACAATCATTATTAGCGTTATCAGCAGATTTAGCAAGAACCAAAAATATAGGGTTAGCAGAAGCATCAAGTATATTGGCTAAAGCCAGCACGGGTAATGCCAAAGCGTTCAAAGATGCTGGTATTGCTTTGGATACTACATTACCAAAAGCAGAAGCCATAGATAAAGCGTTCAAAGAATTGAACGACAGAATTGGAAGTCAGGCAGAAAACGCAACCAAAACTTTTGCAGTTCAATTACAAATAGTAAAAGAACAATTTTCAAATACTGCGGAAACTTTAGGCGCATCTTTATTGCCAATGTTAAAAACATTATTAGAACGCATAAATTCAGCAATAGAATTTGTTAAGCGTAATTCCGAAGTATTCAAAATTCTTGCTGGCGTTGTTGTAACGATTACTGTGGCATTAGCCGCTTATAATGTTGGAGTAAAAGTTAGTATTGCTTTAACAAAAATCCAAACAGGGTTACTAACGGCTCAAAAAATAGCAACCGCATTATTAACTGGCAATCAATTGGCATTAAATGCCGCTATGAAAGCCAATCCAATTGGTTTAATATTTACTGCCGTTACTTTGCTTATTGGCGGGTTTGTAATGCTTTGGAACAAATCTGAGGCGTTCCGTAAAATAGTAATCACTATGGCAAAAGCCGCATTGACGGCATTTGCTTCTATTATCCCAATTGTCGGAAAAGTTTATGAAGCAATCTTAAAAATAGTTTCAACGCCATTAAGACTTTTACTTACCGCTTTATCTAAATTGCCCGGTGTTGGCAAATATGCCAAATCAGGACTTGATTTGATAAATAAAGGGTTAGATGGAGTATCAGATTTTGCTGATAGCGCATCTAAAAAGGCTAAAGAACTTGCCGCTAATCTTGATAAATTAAATAAGCCAATAAAATTTGGCGGTGGTAAAGGTATTGAAATACCAGAATTAGATGGCAAAGGCGGTAAAGGCAAAAAAGGTGGTGGGTTAGACCCTAAAGAAAAAGCGGCGTTAGAAAAGAAAAATGCCGAATATCTAAAAATTGTAAAAGACTTAAACGGAAAAGTTGAGTCTGCTCAAAAGAAATATAACGAAACAATAGCCAAAGCGCAAAAACAACACGATGAATCAGTTGCTAAGGCGCACGAAAAATATCGTGAAACACAATTAGCAGCACGAACCAAACACTCGGAAGATATATTAAAAGCCGAACGCAAACGGGATGAATCTATTTTCAAAGCAGAAGAAAATGCGCGCAAAAAAAGAATAGAAGCACAAACTGCCTTTAATAATATTATGGGCAAATTAAACGCTAAACGCGCAGAAGATTTGGCTAAACTAGAAAAAGATAACGCTAATAAAGTTCAATCTATATATAAAGCCAATGCGGAAAAGTTACAAACCATCGTTGAACAATCCGTTAATCGTTTGAGAGATGCTTATAAGAGTGGCACTTCCTTTAGCGTTACAGAATTGTTCAAAGGTTTGGCAGACGCGGGTAAAAGAACTGCCGATGAATTGCTTAGTGCATTAAAAAATAAATTAGATGGCGCGCGTAGATTAGCAGAAAACGCTTCTCAATTGGCTGGTTTAGGGTTTAGCCAGACATTTATAGAACAAGTTACATCAGCAGGACCAGAAGTTGGTAATGAATTAGCCGATAGCATATTAAAAGCAACTCCCGAAACTATCCGCGAACTTCAAAATACTTTTGTTTCAATGGAAAGACAAACCAATACAGGTTTGGACCAATTAGCAACTGCGATGAACAAAGGCGCAAATCTTGCCACAGATGAATTAAATAAGGCTTATCGTGAAGCAGAAAAAGATTTAACAATATTTTTAGCGGAACAAGCGCAAGAATATTCGGCGGCACAAGTTGAAATTAACAAAGAATTTACGGAACAAATGGCAGATGCCGAACGCACCCGTGATGAAGCGTTAGCATCCGCAGAAGCCGATTTAATTGCCACATTAGCCGAAATAAATAAAGAATTTGTTGAAAGCACGGCTGAAATAAATAAGCAATTAAACGATACTTTAGCAGAAGCCAATAAAGATTTGAATAATGCTTTAATGGAAGCGGCTAAAGATTTAGCAGAAGCAACAGACCAAGCGCGGAAAGAATTATCTGAAACTCTTGATGAAATTGCTAAAGAATTTGATGAAAAACTTGGCAAAATTAAAGGCGCTATTGCTTCTACTATGGCGGCTATTGCGGCATTAAGAGCGGCTATAGCGAGCGCACAAACGGCTGCCGCTAGTGCGGCATCTTCCGCTTCTAGTAGCGCTAAAGGCACAACTACGATTACAACATCCCCTTCGGGAGTTACCTCAAAAACCACTAGCACAACGGCAACAACAACCCGTGCCGTTCCAGCAGATGGAAGCGTGGCATCATTCCGTGCTGGTGAAGAAAAATCTATGGCAGGATTGACCATTAATCAGACTTTTAATACCGATTATGTGGACCCAATTCAAGTTAAAACACAAATGTTAAATGCCATCAAATATGGTTCTACTGTTGAAACTACAAATCAAGTTTATTCTGCTATGCACACGGCGGCTATGAGAGCGCGATGACACTTACAACTGTTTATTCATTTTCATTTAACGGACAAATATTTGGCGGTGTAGGTTCGCCATATCAAATTTTATCTGTGGATGGTTTGGAAAGTTTGCCACAAATTCGTAATCAAGACGATAATCGCGGATTTAATGATGGTATGTTTACAGGTCGCGATTTTCTTGGTGGTCGCTATTTATCTATGATTATTCAGACTTATGGAGATGGCACTAATTCGGCGCAAGTAAATTATGAAACATTACAAAGTGTATTATTACCGCAATCAAGTGGCACAACTCCGTTATATTTCAAATTACCTACCGCTACTGGCGACCAATATATAGATGTGCGTGTGCGCGGATTAACAACAACTATTACACCTGATTACACTTACGGACAAATTACATCACAATTAGAATTATTTGCGCCAGACCCACGCTATTACAATAGTAATCAACAGACCGCCACAATGGCTTATAGCACACCCACAGGGCGTATTTATAACCGCGTATATAATTTGACTTATGGTGGCGGTTCAGCAACCATTACAACAACCATTACAAATAACGGGTGGGCAGATACTTATCCCACAATTACCATAACAGGGCCTATAACAAACCCAACTGTGGGAAATCAAACACAAAATAAGGCTCTAAATTTAGTCGGGACATTTTCTAGTTCAGATGCTCTTGTTGTGGATTTATATAATAAACTTATCACATTGAATGGACAACCTGCTCGGAATTTACTAATTTCTGGCGATTGGTTTTCTGCTCAACCCGGCAATAATCAGTTTTATTTTGTCGGAACGGGAACGCTTTTTGGAACTACTCAGGCTAGTGTAGTATGGCACTCGGCTTACATTTAGGAGCATAAATGGCACTACGGACACCGCCCTCTTGGTTACAAAATGGTTCACACCCTGCCGAAAATGACCGCTTATCGGTTCAAGCACTTTATGCGACAACAGGAATTATTGGTTCAACTTCTCTTGCCGTAAGCGCAAGTTCTCCTGCCGCTATGTCGGTGCGTGTCGCTACTGGTTGGGCGGCAATAGTTGGAACAACTCAAAGCAATATGGGTGTATATACAATTTACAATGATGCGCAAGACACTTTAACAATTACTGCCGCAAACCCTACAAATCCACGCATTGACCGAATTGTGGCAACTGTCCGAGATGCTTATTACACAGGCGCATTTAATGATGTTATTTTTCAAGTAGTAGCAGGAACTCCCGCAGGTTCTCCAAGCGCACCTGCAACGCCCGCAAACTCAATTTCTTTAGCAACTGTTTTAGTAGGCGCGGCAGTTACACAAATTAACTCAGGCAATATTACCGACACACGCACAGAAGTAACCACAAATCTACCAGTTGGAGATATAACATCTGTAACTGCTGGAACTGGATTATCAGGTGGGGGTTCTAGCGGTGCGGTAACACTTAATCTTGCGAATACTGCCGTAACGGCTGGCACATATACTACTGCCGACATTACTGTTGATGCGCAAGGTAGAATTACATCAGCATCGTCAGGGGTTGCCGCAAGCGACCCAACACCAACCGTATTTCTCTTGATGGGAGCATAAACAATGCCAACAAACTACAAAGTGCTGGGGCAATCCGCACCAGCCGCAACAACCGCAACAACTCTTTATACAGTTCCTTCTGCCACAGAAGCAGTTGTATCTAGCATCATTATTGCTAACCGCGATTCTGCTAGCGCAACTTTTGATATTGCAATTCGCCCAAATGGAGCGACATTAGCAAACGAACACTACATTGCTAAAAACATAACTGTTGGCGCTTCTGATAGCACCGTATTAACTATTGGTGTAACACTAGATGCCGCAGATGTAATTACTGTAAATGCTTCAACTGCTAACTTAACATTCAGCGCATACGGAAGCCAAATCTCCTAAACAAAATGGCTATTAAATCCATCAAAAACGGCACGCGTAGTATTTCTATGCTTGTAGGTAATACTGCTTATGGTCCAAAAGCCACGGGTGGAACAATTACCAATGTTGGTGGGTATTGGATACATACTTTTACATCATCAGGAACCTTTACGCCTACTCAAAATCTTACTGTTGATTATCTTGTAGTGGCAGGTGGTGCAAGCGGCGGAGCAAATAACGGCGGTGGTGGCGGTGCTGGTGGTTTGCGTTGCACTGTTGGAGCAACAGGTGGCGGTGGTTCATTAGAATCAGCATTATCCGTAACTGCTTCAACTGGTTACACAGTAACAATAGGCGCTGGTGGCGCAGGTATTAGCGGTGACCAAAAAGGTAACAATGGTAGTAATTCTGTATTTTCTACCATAACATCTACCGCTGGTGGTGCAGGTGGTGGAGCAAATCGCCAACAAGCACCTAATACTGGTGGCTCTGGTGGTGGTGGTTCTTCCGATGGTAATTTACAAAATGGTGCGGCTGGAACAGCAAATCAAGGCTACGCTGGTGCAGATGTAAGTGGTGGTGGTGGCGCTGGTGGTGGTGGCGCAGGTGGAAGAATAACTGGCACAACTGCGGGTTCCGCTGGTGGTGTTGGAGTTGAAACATCAATTTCAGGAACCGCAACTTTTTATGGCGGTGGCGGTGGCGGTGCTGGACACGCAAGTGGAAATATAAACGGCGGTGCTGGTGGTAATGGCGGTGGAGGTGCTGGTGGAACTTCTACTAATGGCACTAACGGAACTGCGGGAACTGCAAATACAGGCGGTGGTGGCGGAGCCGCAGGTGGCGGTGTAGGTGGTGGAGTTTCAGGAACTTCAGGTAACGGCGGCTCAGGTATTGTAATTGTGAGGTATATCTAATGACAGTATCTAGCACTAAAACAGGTTTAATACGCGACAATATGTTGGTTGGTAATCCGTTTTATAACCCAACTGTTAATGTTGATTTTTTAGTTATTGCAGGTGGTGGTGGTGGAGGAGGCGCATCAGGTTTAGGAACGCCAGTTGATGGTCTTGGCGGCGGTGGCGCAGGTGGTTATAGAACTTCTGCTGGAACTTCAGGCGCTAATAGTTCGGCTGAAACAATTTTGACTTTAATTTTAGGCACAAATTATACAGTTACAGTTGGCGCTGGTGGTGCCGCTGGCGCAAACGATGTTAGTGGTAGCAATGGAAGTAATAGTGTTTTTTCAACTAAAACTTCAATTGGCGGCGGTGCTGGCGTTAGAAGATTAGAAGAAGGAAATGCAGGCGGTTCTGGTGGCGGCGCTGGTTCTTCTTCTGGTGGCACTTTGAATGGCGGAGCAGGAACGGCAAATCAAGGAAGTGCTGGCGGAAATAGTCAATATGGAAACGGTGGTGGCGGTGGTGGCGGTGCCTCTGCTGTTGGAGGAAATGTTCCAATAGATAATCAAGGAGGCGCTGGAGGTGCTGGTTTAAGTTCCAACATTACAGGGTCATCAGTAAATCGCGCAGGTGGTGGCGGTGGTGGCGGCAGAAATACGGCTGGCGCGGCTGGAACTGGTGGCGGCGGAATAGGCGCAAATGGAAGCACCGCGGCTAATAGTGGAACTGCAAATACTGGTGGCGGTGGCGGTGGAGGTGCTGCTGATACAAGCGGTAATAAAAGAGCCGCAGGTGCAGGTGGTTCAGGCGTAGTAATTTTGCGCGCACTTGTTGCGGCAACTGCTACAACAGGAAGCCCTACTGTAACAACATCAGGCGGATACACAATTTACACATTCACAGGTTCAGGTAGTATTACCTACTAAATAAGGAGAAAAACAATATGGCACATTTCGCACAACTAGATGAGAACAATGTAGTAACGCAGGTAATTGTTGTTGCTAATGCTGAACTACTCCTTGACGGCGTAGAGAGTGAAGCAAAGGGAGTAATCTTTTGTAAATCACTTTTTGGCGAAGATACTAAGTGGGTTCAGACTTCTTACAATGCCACAATTCGCAAGAACTATGCTGGTATTGGATTCACATACGATAAAGATTTAGACGCATTTATTGCGCCACAACCATTTGCTTCATGGACTCTTAATGAAGAAACAGCACAATGGGAAGCGCCAACACCTTATCCAACAGACGGCGGAGTTTATTACTGGTCTGAAGATGATTTGACATGGCTAGAGGTTCCAACAACTGAGGAAGCATAATGGCTTGTATCAGCATTAAAAATAAAGTTATCAGCCGCTCTATGTTGGTTGGTAATAGCGCATATATTCCACCTGTTACAGTTACTTATTTAGTAATTGCAGGTGGCGGTGGTGGAGGTGGGGATAATACTGGCAATCCTTCTGGCGGTGGTGGCGCTGGCGGATATTTAACTAGCACTTTTAATGCGGTCGTTAGCACAACCTATACAGTTACAGTAGGTGCGGGAGGTATTGGGGGTCCACCTGCTACTGCGGGTGGTAAAGGTAGCAACTCTGTTTTTGCCAGTATCACATCAGAAGGTGGTGGTAGTGGTGCGCGTAGTAATGGCGCACAAGGAGGAAACGGCGGTTCAGGCGGCGGTAGCGCTGGTTTTTTCAATACTATTGGAGGTTCAGGCGTTGCTGGTCAAGGCAATACTGGCGGTAGAGATGGAAACGGTAATAATGGCGGCGGTGGTGGTGGTGGTGCTGGCGCTGTTGGCGGTGACGCAATATCCGCATCACCGAAATGGCAAGGCGGTGTTGGTGGAATTGGTTTAAGTTCTACTATTACTGGTTCTGCGGTAACACGCGCAGGTGGTGGTGGTGGCGCAAGAGATGGATTAGGTGGAACTGGTGGCGGTGGTAATGGAGCAACACCTAGCCTTAATGCTCAAAATGGGACAACAAACACAGGTGGTGGCGGTGGAGGTGGGTCCAACTATAATGGTGGTTCAGGCGAAGGCGGCGCTGGTGGTTCAGGTATAGTCATTTTGAGCGCGCCACAAGCCGCAACATCAACAACTGGTTCTCCAACTGTTACAACTTCAGGCGGAAACACAATTTATACTTTTACAGGAAGCGGCTCAATAACTTATTAGGAGTTAGCAAATGACTACCACTTATCGGTATTTATTTGCCGACCTACTTACCAATGAAATTATTGCGGAGTTACCGCTAACATCAGTAAGTTTTACTCAACAATTAAATCAGGCTGGAACTTTTAACGCTCGTTTGCTTATATCTGGAATCAACACCGACCAATACAATGTAGATGCGGCAACTCAACCAGCGCGTAATGCTATTTATGTAGATAGAAATGGCACACTTGTTTGGGGTGGCGTTATCTGGAATCGGTCATATTCATCTGCTGACCAAACATTAAATATTACTGCCAGAGAATTTGAAAGTTATTTTGAACATAGATTAATAACAACAACTACGGCTTTTTCTAATATTGACCAATTAGTTATAGCAAGAACTTTAATAAATAACGCACAAAGTGCTACATATGGCAATATTGGCGTTATAGTTGGTTCACAAACATCTGGTGTGTTAATTAACCGTGTTTATTATAATTACGAATTAAAAAATGTTTGGCAAGCAATAAAAGATTTATCAAATCAAGATAATGGTTTTGATTTTACAATCAAAGTTGAATACGATGCCATAACAAATGAACCATTAAAAACTTTGATATTAGGTTATCCACGCACAGGCAATATTGATACGGGTATTGGTGATACTGGCACACCTGTATTTTTATTTCCTGCTGGCAATATTGTTGAATATGAATATCCCGAAGATGGTTCAATTATTGGTAATACTTTATATGTTATTGGTGCTGGTTCTAATGAAGGTAAATTACAAGCATCTGCACAAAATACAAGTAAATTATTGGCAGGTTGGCCGTTATTGGAAAACTCTGCTAATTATTCAGATATAACAGATGCCAATGTATTAGATGAATTAGCAACTGCGCAAGTATTGGCATTATCTGAACCACCGCCAATTATTAACATTGTTGTTCCTGCTTATGAAGTTCCAGTATTTGGCACTTATTCAATAGGTGATGATGCTCGCTTAATGATTACCGACCCACGCTTTCCTAATGGTTTGGATGAGATATATCGCATTGTCGGTTTCAATGTCCAGCCCGGTGAAAATGGTCCAGAGCGTGTTACCATTACTTTAACTGTTACTACAAACTAAGGCACATATGGCATATATAAACCAACCGCCAGATTTACGGCTACTTTTTCACGAAATAACAAATCGGTTAGAAAAATTAGAACGCGCACAACGATTTACTGCCCCTAATGTTAATATCACCACAAACCCGCCAAGTAACCCACGCACGGGCGATATATTCTTTGATACTGCTACTAATAAATTAGTATTTTGGAACGGCACAAATTGGCGTAAAATTACGGATTCTGTCTATCCATAATGTAATATTATGACTATGTCTGCTACTGAATGGGCTGCTCTAGCCGTATCTATAACCACATTAATAGGTGCTTTGGCTATTGGTGTTAGGCATTTAGTCAAGTATTATTTGGCAGAATTAAAACCTAATGGTGGCACAAGCATTAAAGATAAAATTAAAGATATAGATAACAAAGTAGACAAACTGGAGGCAAGAATTGACGAAATCTACAAGTTCCTTATTAAATAATGAATTAATCAAAAACTTAGCCATTTCACAAATTGGTTATGAGGAACAACCAACCAACAAAACAATGTATGGCAAATGGTATGGATTAAACGGACAACCTTGGTGTGCAATGTTTGTGTCGTGGATATTTGACCAAGCAGATGAAAGTAAAAGAATTGCCGCATCTAGCGCCAAAGGCTTTGCTAGTTGTGATGCTGGCTTAAAATGGTTTTCAAAACATAACAAACTTGTTCCTATTGGAGAGGCTAAAGAAGGAGATATTGCTTTTTTCCAGTTTGATGACGATGCACAACCCGACCATACTGGCATAGTTATCAAAAACACGGGCAAATATCTTGTCTGTGTTGAGGGTAATACCTCACCTAACAAAAAAGGCTCGCAATCAAATGGTGGCGGTGTATATCGCAAAAAGCGACCATATTCCGTTATTATGGCAGTTGCGCGACCATAAGGAGGCAGAAATGAATCCAAAAATGAAATCAGCGCTTGAATCATACGGCCGCTCGTTTTTAGTAGCGGCAGTAACGGCTTATACGCTTGGTGCAACAGATATCAAAGATATAGCAACGGCTGGATTAATTGCCGTTATTGCTCCCGCTATCCGCGCTATTAATCCAAATGACCCAGCCTTTGGTAGAGTAGCCGATGTAGTTGAAAAAGAGTTGGCAAAAAAACCAACACGCAAGAAAAAAACTAAATAGATAAATCGTGGTTGGGTAAATGAAGGGGAAGCATTTACCCAACTATGTCTAATATTGATGCTAAATTTCATATCAAATATCGTGTTATTAACGGTTGCTGGGTTTGGCAAGGCGCATTATTAAATAGTGGATATGGGCTATTTACGGATGAAACAGGCAAAGCAGTTACTGCTCATAGATGGGCATATAGGCATTTCAAAGGTGAAATACCAGCAGGATTAGTAATAGACCATATTTGCCGTAATCCAGCGTGTGTAAATCCACGCCACTTACAGGCTATTTCTCAATCAGATAATATAAAGCGTAGTTTATTAGTCAAATTGCGTAGCGCCAGAACGCATTGTAAACACGGGCACGAATTTACGCCAGAAAATACTAAATATGTGAAAGGACAAAGAGGCCGTAGGTGTGCCAAATGTCTGCAAATAAGTAAGGCTAAATCCAGAGGGTTATAACGGCGTGTCGTTTCTTTTCGGCATCCTTTTCTGTATCCTTCTCATATGGCACTCAAAAAAAGCATTGAACAGTTCCGTTGGAAACAAATGGATAATGGTTGTCCATATGCTAATTTCTTAAAAAAAATCACAAATAAAGAAGATTTAGAAGCATTAATAGAAGCCGTAGAAAAAGGCATCCCAGCAACCACTATTTGTAAAGCGTTACGCGCCGAAGGTTATCGTTTAGCCGAAATAAACATTAATGAGCATAGAAGGGGTGTTTGTAGATGTCAGAACAAAAAATGAGAGAAATATTAGAACAAAGACAAATGCATCACGGAGATTTCTATATTAACTTTTTAACTATTGGCAAAATATGGGGCGCTTTACTTGGCATTGAGGCAATAGACCCATATAAGGTTGGGTTAATGATGGATTCATTAAAAACAGTTCGCGCTTTCAATAATCCTGAGCACGAAGATAATTGGCTAGACAAATTGGGTTACACCACACACGCGCAAAGCGCATCTTTTTACGATAAAACAAAACGGAAAATATGAGCATAAGCCAGCGATTATCAGAACTTCCCAATGAAATTGCTAGTGATGATGTTGTGGAGTTGCGTAAAGCATTAATTAGAATTCAAAAACAATTGAAAGATGCTAAACAACGCACTAACGAATTAGTTGAAGTAACAATACAAGCCGCTAAAGATGCCACTTTGGCTATGGGTCCGATTCAACCAGTAACGCCACCAAATGTAGCAAAAGGTGGCAAAAAGAAACCAGAAGTTGCGTTATGGCATTTAACGGATTGGCAAGGTAGTAAAAAAACAACCACATATAACTCGCAAATAATGCGCAAACGCGTATTGGAATTTGTATCTAAAGCCAAAGCAATTACAAATATACAACGCGCAGACCATCCCATAAATGATGCCGTTATTATGTTTGGTGGCGATATGGTGGAAGGATTATTTAATTATCCAGCGCAATTACACGAAGTGGATAGCACTTTATTTGAACAATATGTAACTGTTAGCCGTTTAATTGTGGATACAGTTAGAGAAGCACTTGCTATTTACGACAAAGTGCTAGTTGTTGCGGAATGGGGTAACCACGGGCGTATAGGTTCAAAGCGCGCAGATGTGCCACGCAACGACAATATTGACCGTATGTGTTATGAATTGGCACGGCAATTATTGGGTAGTGAAAAACGATTAACTTGGCAAGATTGCCCAGATGATGTTCAAAGAGTGCAAATAGGCGAATACAAAGCGTTGTTAATACACGGTGATGAAGTTGGGCGCAACGGGTTTGCTAGTCCAACCGCCATTGTTCAACACGCTAATCGTTGGCGTAGTGGTGCATATCCTTGGGAATTTAGAGATGTATATATTGGGCATTACCACACACACGCTTGTTGGCCTATGGCAAACGGATTAGGTTCGGTATATCAAACAGGTAGCACGGAAAGCGATAACCGCTATGCCAGAGATTTATTAGCGGCTAGTGCTATACCCAGCCAGCGTTTGCACTTTATTGACCCAATTAAAGGCAGAGTTACTGCCGAATATAAGATTTGGCTGGACTAGCATCCACCGCATCAATTGCATTATCTAAAGAATATGTATGCTCGGTAGCACAATTACCACAACTTAGGCACATTATTCATCTTCTTCATCATCATCGCCATCAAATTCTGATGCGTGTAAATTGGCAAATAAATCATCAATATCAACGCCGTTAATTTTTACATCTTCAATAATTCCGCGAGCCAATTCGCGAGTGCGTTTAATCATATCGTCAATTACATCTGGGTAATTGTGGTCGGTAGTTATGCTAATAAATAACTCGCCGATATTGACATTCACTTCATTTTTTGCCATAAGCCAAGTGTAAAGCCATATATGCGTGGCATTGCAAGCGCACACACGGCAATAACAACTGCCTATACATACCGTTAATTAGCCTTGTAAGGCAATTACAGACACTTTGATTAGCAAGTGCTATAAGTTAGCCACTAGCATTTATTTGCCTCTCTACGGGGCTATAACGCCGTTATTTGACCCTCTAAAAACAGTGATTTCCTTTATATGATAGGATTACCCCATAACTAAATAGAGATAGGGACCCCAGTTCAACCGTTCCTCCCGTAATTATCCCGTGACCGAATCGGGTAAAAAAAGCGGCAGGATTCATACCCAGAAATGGCAGAGGCACACACCTCAACTTCGGCTCTAGGCAGTACCTATTCTCACCGAACAATGACAATTAAATAAGTTACAAAAACACGGTGAAGGCATCGGCATAACGCATTGTTGGTTGAAATATCACCACCGCACCGCACCGCCCTGACGACAGTTTTTGCAACTTATTTTTTATATGGAAGGCACAGACGGCAAGCCGCATCCGTTATTTTGGCGGCACCGTCCAGAGTATCCAGTAACAAAGTGCAAGTCCGTTATAGCCAGCACAGATTATCCGCCCGTTGCCAAGCACGGCGGATAACATTTAGGCATTAGTAACGGTATTCGGCAAGGTTAGCAATTAGCCGATGTAACACATTACACGGAGTTATGACACGCAAATAAGGGAACGCACCTCGGCATAAATCCTAAGCGGTGACAGACTTAGGTGGGCACAAGCGAGTAACCAGCGCAATCCAAATAAAGCGGAAGTCGGTATGGAGAATTACCTTTTAGGTCGGTTTGGCACACCGATAGCAATTCACACAATTGCACAACATAAATAACTAGGGACAACAATTTCCGAAACCGCGTTGGCACTAAAAGT